AGTAGCACTTCTTTGAATAACCATGGAGACACTTGCATCGACTATAGCTTGGGAAGTACCACTTTTAAGCACGTGCAAAGTTGTTTGTGGCCCCGTCGTGCCGATGCCGACGTTGCCGTTTATTGATAATTTCCCTGTCCCTGGATCGTCGTAACCAATTCCAACGTTACCACCTTTCCAAACCTGCGTTGCACCCCCTGATGTTGTATATGCACGTAATCCCGTAATACTGGGGTCCCAGTAAAAGCTAGCTTTCTCTGACTCATTTTCGTAGAACGACAAAACACTAAAGTTTCCAGTAGGTGCATCGATAACTGAGTATGTATTACCTGTACTTTTAATGTGTAATGTTTTAGCCGGCCCCGTCGTGCCGATGCCGACTTTGCCGTCATTTCGTACGAACAATAGTGACGTTGGAGTGCTGTTTGTAACATTTAACGCCGAAGTTGCTGAAGTGGCTCCTGACCCCTTAATTTCTAACCTGCTATTTGGTCCCGTCGTCCCGATGCCGACGTTGCCCGTCGCACCATCCAAAGTCATTACGGTCTTGTCTACTCCACCATCATTTACCTTGAGGGTTATATCTCCATCTTCAGTATCATTTTCTATAATGATATTAGCCGCAGAATTACCACCAGCGACTTTAATATAGCGGGAATCTAAATTGGTAGTATCAATAACTGGTTCACCAGAAGAATTGACTTTTAGCCGTCTTAATACACTAGCATCGGAATCATAACCCAATAACTCCACTGCTAATATATTAAAATCTTCATCAAAAGATTTAACCAAGATATTCTGTTCGCTTCTTTTTGTTTGAGACGCATCTTGTTTTATCATACATTCACCTTTAACTTTCCATCACCGTCAACCTTAATCCTTCTTAACACTGCGGCGTCAGAGTCATAGCCGATCAATTCCACCGCCAAAATATCAAAGTCTTCATCATAAGACTTATTAAAAACATTTTGTGGCGTTCTTTTGATTGAATCCGCCGCTTCATTGATTGGCATATTTTCTCTTCATACTCCTTTCGTATTTAGATTTAACTTTATCTGTTTTCATTAAAAATTGTAGATAAGCTGCTAATACTCCTATTTTAACAACCGTTCTTTCTTCGCTGTCAAGATTATTTAACTTCTCTAACTTTTCTAATTCTGCTTTAACCGCTCCAACGTTATTATTAATCTCGCCACTTTTAATTCTACTTTGTATATAATCTTCTATTACGCCAACCTCTTTATAAAATCCACCGTCTGGGTCTTCCCAAGTATCGCCAAGTTTAAAATAGTCAACTGAATGAGGATGATTATGTTCATTCTCATAATCTAAATAAGGAACTTCTACTTCAGCTTCAGCCCCCCTTGTTGTTTCTTTACCCCCTGGCAAGACTTCAGACTCTGGCTTAACTGGAGCAGCCTTTTTCCTAAACGCTGTATCAGCCATTTTGATACTTCTCCTTGTTTTTAATGTATTCGTGAATGTCTTTTACATTATCCATTCTTCCTTCCCGATGTTCTTTGATTAAACTTTCTCTCATGCTTTTAATCACCCTGGTTTCTCTCCTTATTTTCCCACCAGCTTTTCGTATTGCCTTTTTTAAATTAAGGTCTCTTGTTTCTTTGTATTCCCTTCTAAGTTGTTTTAAATCAGCTTCTCTTGTCATGTTGTTTCCTTGATTTGGAGCGGCAACCAAGGAAAGCCGCCCCAACAACACAATATTAAGCGTCCGTAAACCTGGCACTTAAAACCCACGCACTATTCAACAGCTTACACGCATAACTCCCAGCCCAAGAGATTATTGACAATCTCCCAGCAGGAGAGTTCGAATCAACGACGTTCGGAAGAATATAAAGTTTGGGCTGATCTTTAGCTAAATCATATGACCCAAAAGAATTTGCTCCGTGAACATAAGTATAGAACCTCACTACGGTTGAAGCCGCTGTAGACTGCGCTTCTGTTCCAGAAGCCAAATCTTTATTCAAGAGCCACCTGACCTGATAGAGTTCACCCATTTCTCCTTTATATAAATCCTTAACATCAGAATAAGTCTTGGCATTAATCCAAGTAGAATCGCCCAACAGCTTATACTTTGAATAAGGCTCTGTTTTACCGATATACATTCCATCGGGATATTTCATTGCCTTAGCCAACTCAAGCTGCCGCACCATCATCCTGATATTACAAGCATCCAAAACATCGCCTGCCGCAATAGAGCTAACAAAGTGTCCATTGGGATAATACGAAGTCCCATTGCCTAATTCTGCACGAATTAAGCGGTTCAACGTTTCTCCCATGTTCTGACCGACCAATTCGATTTTCTCCTTCATATTAGCGTCAATAGAAATCAACGATAACATTCTGGAGGTGTTTACCGTAAGACCGTATTCTGACAAAGTCATTGCTACGGTACAGGCGGTAATCGAACAGGAAACTGGGTTTGAAGCTTCTCCTAAAGGATCGGTAATGATGGTCAAAGGATCATATCTTGTGAAGTTCACCGTTCGACCTTCATTAGTCGGATGGGTTCTAATTTGAGCCCCTTCCTTTAGAATTGTTTCATACTCAGCTCTAGCCAAAAACACCTTTTCGTAATAAGTTTTGACTTCTTGCGTCAAACCACTTGTTACTTGAACATTTGTCGCTCCACCAATTTCATAACCAACTGCTGCCATATTAAATCACCTGCCTTTCTAAGCAAAACTGCTTAATCGCCAAGTTCTTAATAGACAACCCCCAGTTCTGCCTCTAACTCTTCAATCGTCTTGTCGTCTGCTGATTTCTCTTTCGGCTTAATAGAAGTTGGCCTAAGAGCGGCTCCGGATACTTGCTTGGCTATATTCTCCGTTTCCTGACTAACTTCTTTGGCTATCGCCCGTTTATAGGGTCTCATCATTTTGCCGACAAATTTCTTTACTGATGATTTAAACGGATCGGCTCTAACATGAGCCTCTACCGCTTCGACAACCGATTCAGAAAGCTCCTTGTCAAAGCTATCGCTTTCAGGATCAAGTTGAGGATATTTCTTCATCGCATCATTAGCTTCGTTGTTGATCCGATTAACCGTGTCAGACTGCTTGTTACGAAGTGTAGACAAAGCGTCTGCCCTTTGAAGAATTCTCTGCTCTCTTGCTTGAAGCCTTCGCTCAAGCTCGCCAGCGTCAAGTTCTTCTCCTGGACGAACAATCGGCTCTTCTTGCGGTATTAACGGTTGATACGGCTGATAGCTTGGTTCAACCTTAGGTTCTACTGAACCTGTAAGTTCCGCAAGTTTTTCTGCTAATGACTTGACTTTAGCCTTTTCCTTTTCTCGTTCTTTAACGAGTTCCCTGACCCGTTGGCTATAGCCTTTCTTCTTGGCTTCTTCTGAAGCCTCAGAAACTTCCTCTCCCGTTTCAGCTTTCGCTTCCTCGGTCGGCTCTTTTGTTGCTGGCGCAGCAACGGGGGCGCCATCCTCATTGTTTAACGCCACAGGTGTTTGAGTCATACATTCCTTTCTTACGCACCGATTAAAGGTTATGCGAGAACCTTGGTGTAAAAACACCTATAGAGAAATTCGCTATGCAAATCCCTTTATAGATGTTCTTTTCTTCAAGATTGGCCCTTTCTTGTTAATTCCCACCATTATCTTGTCCATTCCGATCCATACAGCATGCTGAAGTTCACAACTCATGCAAACTAAATATGGGCCTCTTTGTCTCCATTCATGATTTCCTTTAGGTATAAAGGTAAAATCTGGCTTGTCAAAGTTCAGTAATTCTGATTGTTCATCTTGCTTATCATCCTTCTTGTTTGGCATCTTGAACCTTGTCAATTATCCTTTTAATAACTCCCTTTGATAAACTAATAACCACTGCGTTTTCTCCTATCTCTTCATGGCTTGCCCCTTTAGCAATCATTGCTTCATTAATTTGATCAAGATTAGCCGCCACTTCTTCCATAATGCCTTTTAATGTTTTCCAAAAAGCTGTTTTAGCTCCTGTCGCTAAAATCCTCTCCTCAACGGTCGGCTCTACTTTACCGATTTCTTTCTCTCCCTTAAATACTGCTGAAAAGAACTTATTTGGTTTAATTGCGCTAGGCAATTTGACCTCCTTGCTGCACGCCTTGTGGCGGCACTTGATTAACCTGCGTCTGCTGAATTGCATTCATAAGCTGTTGAGCGTCTTGTTGAAGAATGGCATCGGCTTTTTCTTCTTCTGTTTTTTCTTCAAGTATCTTGTCCCAATCCTGAATACCCATTTTTGAGATAACACGCTTAAATAATTCTCCAAACTTTAGAGTGAACCCGCTTTCGTCTAACATCTGCATTAGTTCTGGTCTTTCTATAACCACCCGTAATAAATCTTTTAAATCCTCTTGTTGCGTTTTTTGATCTACCGCATAAGTCGAACCCGATACAATCTCATAATCATAAAGAATTGATCCTGTTTTGCTCTTGGGAATGTTTAACTTGCCGCTCTCTTTATCCCAGACATCCTCAATTTCAGGATAGCTTCTCTTTATTTCATCAATCTCGCCTTCAAATAGTCTTAAAGAGATTTGTTTGGATTGCTTCTTAGATAAAAGATTAACCATTTTCTTCATTATTTTGGTTAAAAACTGCTCCATGTAAAAGCGGTCGGCATTGTCTCTGGTATTTTCTCTTTGCTGCTGCATTTGCAAAGCTCTTGGCGTCTTGCCAAAACCCGCTTCTGTCTGTTGGGTAACTGTCGTGTCAGTTGTGCCAAAAAGATTTAATAAAGAAGCATTAGCGGTTTGATAAACACCTTGAAAAGTCTGCACTCCCTGCGGGCTGAGATTAAGCACCTGAGCGGCATTGGCAGTATTCGGCCCTCTCGCCAGCCACTTCTCGGCTGCACCCCATTTAACAGAACTCATGCTGGCAATAAAATCCTTGTTGATTAGGACGGGCGGGAAAATACTTATCTTAACCGCATCGAGATAAAGATTCCAAGCTGAATTGACTACCATTTGCATTGACTTGCCTCGCTCAAAATCACCCATGCCCATAAAGTCATCAAGCAAAGGAATGGAATATTTGCAAACTACTGGCAATTCTTCGTTCTCGTGTTGGTTCTTTATGTCTCTAAACTCCATATCAGCGTCAACGCAAAAGTCTACCCACCTGTCTTTTTCAAATTGGGTCAACACCTCATAATATCCCATTTTATTAGCCGCCTGAGAAGTTGGATATTGATCATCCTCTCGTTTGGAAGTGGCTCTTGACTTATCTTTAGCGTCTTTTGAACCAGACAAGCCTTCAAGTTTGGTAATAATCTTAGAAATGTTCTTGAAGTCTTTATCTTTAGCCTTGCTTTCAAAGAAGCTAAGCGGCTGCCAAGTCCTAACAATGATATAATCGCTATCTTCTGGAGAAACTGCACCAATTTGAGGAAATACATCCCTAATGTTTAAAAGCCAAATATCTGGGCCGATATAACCGTTTGGTTTAACATCCCAATCAACTAAAACAAAGAAGTTGCCGTAAACATTGGAATAAATATCAACCATTCTTAACTTAGTCAGGAAGTCAAACTGGGCATTGGCATTGGGAATTACATACTTGTCCAATTCTAAGTTCATTAGCTTGCTTGTGCCGATATCATTCTTGGAAATTCCTTTAACCTTGCCTGTTGGCAGTTGAGCCATGACCCGATAACCCCTTTCAAGAGTTAAGGTGGTTAGTTTTGGATCAAAGACTTGAGATTTGGTGCTTCCTGAAATGGAGTCGGTTAATTGGTTGTGGAATAGTTTTTCACAGTCGTCCCATAAATCTCTTTTAGTGGACAAATAATCTTCCGCCTTGCTTTTTCTTTGGAGTATTTCGTCTCTTATTTTCATGTTTTAAATCCTGAGTGTTGAGGACGAGGATGAGTCGTATAACCGGTGTGACCTCATCAATGCTGGTGATAGTGACTTTGATATAATCTTGTAACCAGCATACCTTCTTTTTCCCTTTGCGTCGGGCGCAAGAAGTGCTTTAGTTTCCTATCAAAACTTATTCAGCCACTCAACACTCAAAATTCAAAGAGCATAAAAAAAGACAGCTCGTCTGAGCTGCCTTAAATAAGTATTATAACTTTTTCGGCTA